AGACGGAGACCGACTTATGGAGCTGAAGAAATTTTCATACAGAACAGAATCGTTATTAAACATAATAACAAATAAATTAATCAAAGAAGGTAAATGGATAGAAGGCAGGCCGTGGGTAAGTATTACACAGAAGCATTTATCTAAGATATTGAAATGTACGGAAAGATGCGCGTTAAATCACATAAAGAAATTAATTGAGGCAGGCATTTTATTAAAAGAGCAATTTAATGTACAAGATTGTGATCGAAGTAATTTTTATTCTATCGATTTGTCAGTTGTGGATAACTCGAATTTGATGGTATTTTTTTCACGTTCGATACTGAAAAAAATTCATGACATATATAGTATTATTAATAAATCATATAATAAATCAATCAAGACAACTTGGTGTTCTAAAAAAGAAAAAGCAGTTAAAGATCGGAAGAAATCTGACGAAGATATAATCAACGATGAAATAATAGATCGCTTTAGCGTGGAAGAGAGACTGGTTTACGACAGTATCAAGCCTACTATAGTACAGGACATGCTTGCGATATGGCGGGAACATATTGACCCAAACGAACAAGGAGAGCCATTGAAGTATAAATATTTATACACAGTTTACATGGAGAAGTTTGATAGATCATTAAGGAGATGGAAAGAGTATGTAATAGGGCTGAAAAACAGTAAATGGATTATGAAATTTCGAGAAACGTGTAGTTATTTTATGATGTGGTCGTTGAAATACAAGGTTATTAACAGGATATTTGCGGGAGGTTTTGGGGTTACTCTTGGGGAGGTGTTAGGAGTTAAGCCTAAGGTTGCTTCCGAAGAAGATCACATAGGAGATTTGGAAAAAGACGAAGAATGCCTAGATGTACGCAAAGAAGCGTTAAGGAAGTATGGAAGTTCTGTATATTTTTGTTGGTTTTCCAGATTACGTTTTGAGAAAAAAGCAGGATCAGAAGGTGTTGTTGTGAATGCTCCGTCGCAATTTGTTTTAGATTGGGTAATGAATAATTACTTTACAGACAAGAGATTTACGAGAGGTATTTATGTATGAAAAACAGACGCGATGAGGAAGATATTCTTATAGGAATCAACATAAAATTAGCCCGTAGGTTTAGAAGAGTGTCTCAAATGGAATTAGGAAAATTGTTAGGAATAACGTATCAACAGATACAGAAGTACGAGAGCGGTAAGAGCAGGATATCTGCGCTTTATTTATACAAGATATCGAGGAAATTAGAGTTTCCGTTAGCATTTTTTTTCACACCTCACATGGAGTATAAACATGAGTAATATATATCATTTACAAGGGCTTCGTTTAAAGATGAGCAGTCTTCCGTATGAGGAGTTTTTGAAAGCGTCTTATGATCATTTACTGCATATGAGTAAGGAATTAGATAATCCGGAAGAAATGACAAAAGCGAAGATAGCGAAGAAGTCCTTAGAGACATTGGTAATCACAACCATGATAGAAATAAAAGAAAAGTTATATAGAATTGAAATGGAGAATAATAATGCCGAGAATCCACCCACTTAAGAAATACAATACGATTAAAGCAAGATGCGAAAGCGAAGACGCGTATACAAACGAGATAAGAAACGGAACAGCTGTGTCCTTCAAAGCAATTTTGATAGATGATCATGGTAATACAACGCTTCCGGTGAGAGCGGTATCATTTAATCCGAAAGATGAACTGGCGGCAAAGGTAGAAGCGCTTAAGAATGGAGAGATATTTGTTGTTTTAGGAGAGGTTAAAATGGCGGTTAATTCGTCTTATTCAGATGATTTGATAATCAAGGATATAAATCCTGCTGAATCACATATAAACGATTTACCTGTCGAAAATATGCCTAACGATGATATGCCGTTTTAGATGAGATTTGACAGTTTTATTCTGTTGGTCTAGGAAAGCGAAATTTTGGCTAATTCTCTTGACATCCCTCTTTTGGTTCTGGCGGAGTGTATTTGCCGTTTTCTGCTGATTGAGGCATTGAATTAATGATAAAAGTTCGTGACAATCCATCGATGATTGAGTCCTCTTTTCCGTTTATATAATTCATGCAGAACTGTATATGCGGGACACTGTTTTTAATTTTTTCATTTGTAGCGATACGCATTATGTAGTCAGCCATAATTTCGTCTTTTATTTCTTTTGTGCGTCTTTCTCCGTATTGTTCTGGTATAGTTCCTGGGTAATTTTTCATAACTTCCTTAACTATTTCGCCGTCTGGATATGTACGGATAGTTCCAAAGGGTCGATACTTAAGATATTTCAAAAAATCTTTTGTTATCTGTATTAGTTCACTTTCAGACAATCGCAGTTCTTTCGCTTTTTTTAATAGTTCCGATTCTGAGAGTTTGTATTTGTAGTCCATTTATTAACTATTTGTTATAATTGAATAAAATTATAGCGTATTAAAGGATATTTATGAAAGAAAACAATTTTGCAGTAAGGAAGGAGTTTGATTTTTTATTTACGAGCAGTAGCCCGAACATATCGGTAGTGGCGGCGAGAGGGTCTGGAAAGACAGTTGCGGCATTGCAGATGATTATTCATAGATTGTTATCTGGGAATTCAAATGCACAAGCGGTATTTTTTTCGAACACATTAGGGCAGGCAAGATATACAACAGAAGCTTTCATGAGATCGAAGATGCTTGAATATCCTGATAAGTTTTTGGAATACAACAAGTCGGAGCATGTATACAAATTTAATATTAGTAAAGAAGACATAAGAGAATTAAAACTTTTGTCCTACGAGAATCCTGATACCAAAAGAGGATATCACCCTGAAACAATAGTTTTAGATGAATGCGCATCAATGCCGATAAACATGTTTGATGAAATTATAACTCCTATGCTTCCTACTGATACCAGTCCTTACCGTCTATTAGCGATTGGAACGGCTCAAGGAAGGAACAAGTTTTATGATTTATGGAGCAGAGGAAGAGATATTAATTTTCCGGATTGGGAGTCATATACAATCAAGGCAACCAACTGTGATTTGTTCGATAGATCAGAGTTAAAAAAAAGAAAACTATCAATGACCGCAGCTGCTTTCGCTCAAGAATACGAATGCGACTTCAACGCTAACGTCTTGGTTAACTCTGTATATGGTCATTACATGGATTTGTATACAGCTAAGAACATAGACGATAAATACGACTATAATTCGTCTTTGCCTGTGTGGACATCGTGGGATCTAGGTCACAGCGATCAAACGGCGATATGGTTTTTTCAGGTTAACGGCGATGTGGTTACGTTTATAGATTATTTTGAGGATAGTAAATACGATATTACGTATTATGCGAACGAGGTATTATCAAAGCCGTATAGTTATCGTAAAGCGATACTTCCTTGGGACGCTAGATCAAGGAATCTATTGAGTCCTGTAAATATTTCTCAGATGCTGGAGACATACGGAATTAAGAACGAGGTATTACAGAACACGTCGGTTAAAGCGGGCATAGATTCAGCGAGATTACTTCTCAAAACGGCGAGATTTAATAAAACTAAATGCGCTAAGGGTCTGCATCATTTGAAGTCATATAAATTCAAAATTAATTACAAGACGGGAGTGGATGATCAGACACCGTTACATGACGAACATAGCGATGGTTCGGACGCGTTTAGATACGCTGCAGCGGGAAAATATTTATGGAATGCTAATAAAAACAATGGTATAATTGTTCCAATAAGGCGAGATTACAATGTTTTAGGAATATTGTAAGGGGTAGGGATATGGCATTACCAATAGGGGCGATAATGAAAGCATTACCGGTAATTGCGCCAGTTGGATCTGATATAGGAAGACTGGTAGGCGGAGGTATGCAAAAATTAGGAAACAGAATTACTGGAGACGGAACGAACAAACATAAGCGGAGATTTGGTAATTTTCTGAGCGGCTTAGGTGGCATAGTGGGAAAGATAGCGAGTGGTATCGGCAGCATATTCGCACCTAGAGAAGAGTAGAGGTAAAAGCTATGATTAAAACATTATTTTCCAATGGCCCTATGAGCATGGTTCCATTAAATTTAATAGCTCCGAGACTTAGGAGATTTTCAGCTAGCAATGCAGGTAATATGGGAGGAAATCCTGATTTGTCGAGAGCAAACATGAGTTCCATGGATACAGGAATTGGCAGACCGTCAGCAGTGTCAGAAATACTCCAAAGACCAATATCGCAGCCTGGACCTGGGGGTATTTTTAGACAACCTTTCAATGCAGGCAATATGGGAGGAGATCTTGATTTTTTGTCGAGAGCAACCATAGGGCCTCTGACATCACTAACGGGACCTGGTGGCGTTAGAAGATTCGGACCAACTCCTTATCCTAATTTAATGCCAAGCATAAACAGAAGACCAATATCGCAGCCTGGACTTGGGGGTATAACGCCTCAATTTGATGGTACTGGATCTACGAACCCTGGTTATATTAATCCATTGCAGCTTGGACCTGGTGGTATACCTCGATTTAGGTTTTTTTGTGGAACTGGGGCCGGTGGTATCAGGCCATCGCAGCCTGGATTTGGGGGTGCTTTGAGACCAACTAGGAACATATCTGGCATAAGAGGATTATAAAATGCCAAAACGTTGGGGTTCTTCTACGCGAACTGATATGATAACAGGCGGATTACAATTGGCTGGGCAAGGTATTTGGAATTGGCTTAGACCGCCCATCTGCAGCGCCAACAGCGCCACCCGTGCGACCTGCACAAACTGACCTTGCCGGAGTAGCAACTGCAGTTGGCAGATGGCTTGGATCAGGAAGGAGAGGCGACTGGATACGAGGAGCAGGAGCTCAAGCAGGCGAAGCAGCGGAAATAGCAGGAGAACTTCCTGGCAGAGCGGCACAGGCGGCAGGTAGAGGAGCAGGTCACGCGGCGGTTGGAATAGCAAACTTATTAGGTGACAGCGGAACTGAAAAAGTAGGTGAATTATTAGGCAAAGGAGCAACTGAGATAGCTGCAATAGCTGGAGGAGCAGGAGAAAGCAGAGCAGGCTGCCTGTTTAGCAATATAGGCAGAATCCCAGGGGTTAGTTTTTTAGGTAAAGCAATAAAAGGGATAGCAGAAACCGGAGCTAGAGGTGTAGGTAGTAAATTAGGTAGAATTGCCAGCTTTATCGGTCATGGTATCAAAAGCATTTTTGGGAAAGTAAGAGGAGCATAATGGGCATTAAATTAGACCGTGGGAGATGGAGCGGAGAACGCGATTTTAAGCAGATTGAACCAGTTTAATTGAGATGGAGTTCTTATGGACTTAGGAACTATTATGCAGCTTGGTAACTTTGCTATGGGGTTATTTGGATCTTTCAGCGCTAGGAATACCTATAATCGTCAAGCGGCGCATTATGAACGAGAAGCGGCGTTAAATAGTCAGATAGGAGCGTTTAACGCTGAAGTAGCGGAACGTACTGGTTCAGAATCGGTAGCGGCGATCGCTCATCAAACTAAAAAGATATTAGGAGCTCAAAGAAACGAGTTTGCTCGCAGAGGTATATCTATGGAGGGATCTCCGATGTTTGTTATGGGAGAGACTATTACCATGGGTTCTAAGCAAGCTCAAGAAGCGTATTTTAACGCTCAGGTAAGAAAAACAAACGCGTTGTACGCGTCATATGGAGCGACTGCCACTGCTTCTGCTAATGCTGAAAGGGCGCACGGTGGAGCTATGCAAGAAAATTTCAATATATTTAAGCAGTTTAAGCAAGGAGCTCAAAACCTTAGATCATCGATGGCTATTCAGGAAAACCAGCAAAGCTTTCGTAGTTTAATGTTTGGAAATAGTGTGTAAATAAAATGCCTAGATTAGAGCCGAGATTAGATAATTCAGATGACGTAAGTTCGCAAGCAGCTAGAGGAAGAGGCAACAGCGGGTTGCCAACGGCTAATGTATATATACCTAATTATCATGGCGTTAATCAATTATTGACAAGAGCTGGCGGAGATGGAGCGATAGCGTTTGGAGACGCTCTTGCCGCTCATTCAATGCGAGATATGGAGGCTCATCAAGCTGTATATGACAATTTAGAATCAACGTCTGCGATGGTTCTTGTTAACGAGAAGATAAATCGAGATTCCAGAGAGTTTAAGGAATCGAACCCGTCAGGCAAAGGATATCAGCAATACATAACGGAACAATATAAGAAATACACTGACGAAGCTATGGCTAACGCTAGTAATCCTACTGTATCTCAGAATCTGCAAATGTTTACTATGAAAGGTATGGTTGATTGGGCAAACAAAAGTTTCAAAGAAGAAGCTACGTTAAGAACCTCATACGCGTTTCGTGAAACGGATAAAAATAACCAGATATTATTAAATAATATACATATTAATCCAGATAATTTTGGGAGTTTATTTGAGCAATACAAAGCGTCTGTTAATACAATGTCTGGAATATTACCTAAAGGCCAATTTGAAACATACCAAGCTGATGCGTATCACAATGCTATATATGCTTATGGTCTTGGTTTAATAGAAAAAGATCCTCATCAGGCGAAAGAACTATTAAAAGGAGATGTCTTTGTTAATGGACTTCCAGCAGATAAATTTAGTAACTTATCTCGTCATGCTGATGTAGCAATTCGATCAGAGGAAAGTAATAGACGGCTAGTAGCCGCAATCGCTGATAGAAACGAAAAAGCGCATCAAGATGTTAATACTGCAAAATTAGATGGATTAATTGAAGCTGGAGCTGCTTCTCATAAAACAATCGATGAGTTCGATATCAGCGATACCCAAAGAGAACGAGCATATAACAAGCTTGCTAAGTACGAAAGACAGCAGGAAGAAAAGCAGAAAGATCAAGTTGAGATATCTACTCGCGTTTCCGAGGGAACTCCTCTTACCGGAATAAGTGAGCAAGCTCAAGTGGAATATTACAGAAATGCTGTTAGACAGATGAGACAGAGTAATCCTGATAATCCACCTACAATAATGGATAAAGCTATGGTTGCTACAAATATGAAAGCAACGGCGCAGATAGACGATCTTGTAGCTGATATACAGCAGATAATGAGCAACGGCACGGCTTCTGAAGCTGTACAAGCGGCGTTTGCTTTGAATTATTTGAGAGATACTAATGTAATCACAATTGGTAAGATAGGTTCAGAGTATAAGTACTTTGCGGACGAAGTAGAGAGAAACGCTATATTCGAAGGATCAGAAGCAAAGAACGCGCAGGTGGTTGTTGACAATGCCAGGGGTTTATATTTCTCTCCTGTTACAGAACAAACGATAAAAGATCATAAAGCAGCATATTCTCAATATACAGAAAACGGAAAACTCAAAGGAGTTATTAATGAGATAGTTGATGACTTCACAACAGAAGGATTCATTCGTAAGACAATACATCCATCGATGGAAAGAAGCATACGATCTGACGCCGAAAGGCTTTTGCAGGAAGCGTTTATGGCTGGAGCTAGAGGAGACGACGCTAAGCGATCAGTAATGAATTCTTTAAAAAGAACGTATACAAGCACAGATATAAACGGTTCTCCGCAATATATGAAGTTCGCTCCTGAGGCTATGTATCCTCAATACAGAGATACGCATTTTATAAAAAACAATTATGCGGAAAGTGTTCAATCTCTTGTTGATGCTGCATCCAAGAATAGCAGCGTTTATACTGGAACTCCCGTTAGATTAAAGAACCCACTTATTAGACAATATGCCGATCCGAATCGGAAGTTCCAAACCGACTTGACTACTGGAAATGTGCCTGTTATTGAGGCTGATATAGATGGAAAATGGGAAGCTAGAGAAGTTTATATAGAGCCTGCGCCACATCAAATAGGCACTTATAATGCATATTTTCTATATGAAAATGGTAAGTTTATGACCAAAAGATACCTCAAAAAAGTGTATAAAAACGCTCAAGGACACGTAGTCACAAGCCCACAAAACGCAAGGATTGCATTCTAATGCCTGTTGTTAAGGAACTTGATGAACAGCTAGATAACACTTCTGCAGAAACTGCTTCGGAAGTAGTTTCTCCTTTTAAACCTGCCGAAGCAGATGCACCACCAGTCCACTCGGGAGAGAATACTGTAAACCCTACGGGTTGGGATAAAGCCGAATCTTTCCTAAGGCAATACAGTCCGGTGACTTCTTTCTTCGCTGATCCTCAATATAAAGAATATTATTTTCAAGGTAACGATCCTGAACCTAATTTTAATTTAGCTGCCAGTCTTGATGATGCAGGTGTGGATAAAGGTATTAGAGCCTCTTACCAATGGTGTCGTTCAAAGGCAGACGTTGACGAGCAAACAGAATATCTAAGACTAGAAGCTCATGACAGAGATATCGTTGCTAATTCAGGCATTATGGAAAGCTTCCTATATTCCGCTCCTGCAATGCTGGATCCTGTGAACATAGCCGCAACTGCAGGTGCAGCAGCAGCCGCCGTCGTCGCTGCTCCAGAAGCTGCCGTTGTTGCAACAGCTGCTGTCGTTGGCTCAGCAGGAGCTTATGTCTCCGGCAAAGCGAGGCAAGCGTCTCAAAACATGCTCTCAGACTCCCAGGTAAACGCCGAAACAGCTGCTGGGGCGATATTTGGGGCTGCTTTCTCTGCTTGTGGAAAAGCTATTGGTTCAGCTTGGAAGTCGAAATATATAGAAGCTATCAAAGATCGACTGGCTACTAACTGGTCTGATATGTCCTTCTCCTTTAAGAAAAAAGTCCAATACACTCCGAAAGCAGACGGCACGATAAAAGAGCATAAAATAGCTGATATGCCGAAATGGTTTCAGACGATATATAGTGCTACTCCTGTAGGTAAATGTGCTACGTCAGAGTTCGAAACTGCTAATAAAGTAGGTCGTATGTTCTTCAGAACAGATTATATCACTGAGTATACTAAAGCTGGGTTAGATAGCTTCCCATCTATGGAGGCCATTATCGAAACCCGCAGGGGAAACCTATTGTTCGTAGAAAAGGATTATATAACGTCTGTTGGTAAATATCTTAACAGCGAGTACGCTAAAAGCACAGGAGTTAACTTCGGTGATGCTGTGAGAGAGACTATGCTTTCCGGAACTCATCATGAGTCATCAGAAGTAACTCGAACAGCAAGCGACTTGAAAAAATACATCAACGGAATGTTTCAAGAAGCGAACGAGGCTAAGATCATCCAAATCGACAATCTCGGTCAGCCAATGCAAGCAGCCGAAGGCAATGTGCCGTACCTTACCGCAGCTGAAAGCCACCTGACAAAAGAAGAGCTTACTACTAGAGTAAGTCAAGGCATACTAGATCAACAAGACGTGTTCTATTTCCCTCGTGTATGGGACATATCGAAGGTATTGTCTAACCGAGAGACTCTACTGCAACTGCTCGAGATGAGCGCTATAAAGCAAGGCAAGCCGAACCCTAAGGAATTCGCTGAAGGCCAGTTTATGCATATCATTGGAGCGGCAGAAGGAGAAAGATGGTCTATACCAGATGTTAAAGTTAGCGCAACAAGCGGTGGAGCTCTAGATAAAGAGCGGACTGTTCTCGTGGACGATCGTTTATTAACTCAGTGGGTGGTGACCGATCCGCTAGAGATCACTAAGGCTGTGCATCATAAGCTCGTGCCTGCAATCGCTATGAAAAAAACGCTGAAAGCAAACGGATACGATAATTTCGCTCAAGTACTGAAAGAGTTGGATAGCGAGTACGTTGCCAAGCTGGCTGCCGCTCCAAATGATCAAGGCGTTGTGTTACACGAGCAATATAAAGACGCGGCGCGGTTAATAAAAGATATTCCGCTGTTAGTAGATGGAATGTACGGAAAAGACAACTTAGTTAGAAACCCGAGATCAGCGGCTTCGCTACATTCTCTTAGAAACTTCAACTACGCTAGAAACCTCGGGGGCATGTTATTATCTTCCCTAAACGACCCGCAATTGCTGGTTAATACATGGGGGCTGAAGCCGGTATTAAAAAGTTATCTTAAAGAATTCAGCCATGCTGTCGGCATAACCAAACCTGCCGCACCTAAAGTTATGAAAGAAGAATTGCAGAGATTAGGAGTAGGCATTGAGTTAGCTGTTCTCGATATGGCTAACCGCATGGACGTCTCAAGTATGCATCCTATGAGATACCTACTTGACGGAAATAAGATATCAGACAAAGCTCTCGCTTATACGATTAAAGCAAGCGATTGGTCAGCTAGAAAACTCACTAAATGGTCTGGTATAGCCTGGTGGAACGATTTCAATAAGCGAGTTAACGGTAATCTGTATTGCGATAGATTACTCGAGGCGTGCATTAACGAAGAAAAATCGTTTTTATCTCAGATGAGAGTGCCAGCTGATATGGCTAAGCGTATCGCGAAGCAGTATCAGGAATTTGGGGAGCTATACGACGGCTTTAGAATACCCAACAGCCAGCTGTGGAGCGACGTAGAAGCTAAAGAAGTCTTCGGAGCGTCTGTTGTGACTAACTTAAATAATACTGTACTCATTCCTGGCGCAGGAGAAGTGCCGATGTGGTTTAAGAATACTACTGGAAAAATATTTATAAATTACAGATCGTATGGATTCGCTATACTAAATAATCTTTCGGCTAAATGGGCGAACGGTCAAAGGGAGCATATGACTGCCGTCGCTCTTACAGGAACTGGAATGACAGCGCTTGGACTATATTTAAAGTCGTTGTCTAGAGGAGATCCGTATATGCTTGACGATCCGGAGTTCTATAAGGAAGTGGCGCTTAGGTCTGATCTAGGAGGATGGGTTTTAGATACTGTAAAAACTACACACAATCTCTATTCTTCCACAGCGGAGCATGGACAAGCAGGTCTTTTTAGAGCGTTAAGCAGAGAATCTCCTGCTTTGGGATTATTGGGAAGTATAGGAGATACCGTTAATTACCTGACAAGGGAGTCAGATAGACCTATGAACGAATACGAGCTACGAAACGTTGTTTATATCAGTCCTTTCGTTACGCTGCCTATTGTTAATGGTATAGTAAATAATTGGATTAGAGGTCATGTAGAAGAATCAGGCGGAAAACTTGCAAAAACAAGAAAAGAGAGATATTGGGAGAATAAATAATGGCGATAGACTCTAGAGAAGGACAAGCGGTAGTAACCTACGTAGTATCTCAATTAAAAGAAAGCGATACGTTCCCTATAACGTTTCAGTATTTGGAGAACGACGAATATCTTGGAGCTTATATCAGAAAAAATGACGGCAGCAGAGTAGATTTAGTGCTGGATACGGACTACAGAATAAGCGGCTCCAGCGGTATAAATAATACTTGGGGAACATTAACTATATTAAGAGATCTCGGAGATTCTGCAAGCAATCCTCTGAGAAACATCTGTATATATAGACAAGTAGATAACGATCAAGGACGTACGTTCGATTCTCAGACATTATTTGCGGAAACCACGGAATCTGCGTTAGATAAACTAACTGTATTATATCAAGATAATCAATTCAGGGAATATACAATAAACGCTCCGGACGACGATTTATTAGATCCGGAGGCGATGAGGCTTCCTCCAGCTATGGAAAGAGCAAACGGACTTTTAGCGTTTAATACTCTTGGTAATGTTGAAATAGTAAGGGATATCGCGGATTCCAATATGGCTTTAAGGCAATCTCCTGGAGAACTTCCTGATCCTTCGTTTGTTCTTACTCAATATAATAGATCAGGAAAAATACTCGGTTTTGATGAACAAGGCAGTGTAAAGTATTATGATGGAGACGTTTCAAGACTTCAGTCGGACTGGAAAGAGACAGACGGTACTTCCGCGTCTTATATAAAAAACAAGCCTATACTGTCGAATGTTGCCACAACCGGCGATTATAATGATTTAAAAAACAAATTAACAGCAGGAGCGAATATAAATATAACGACCAACAATGTTATTTCTGCCATAGGCTCAGGAGGTATATACACAGCGGGAGAGAATATAGACATAACAGACAATGTTATTTCCAGCGATGTATTGGGAGCGATTGTTGATCATAGTACCGGCGGATGGATGCCGTCTACGATGCCTTCTGCGCATTGGCGTTCTGGAACCTACGGAAATGGCAGGTTCGTTGTTGTAGCAGCTAGTAACTCCAATAAAGCAGCTTACAGCTACGACGGTATTAATTGGACGCCGTCTGAGCTGCCTTCTACTGCGGATTGGTATTCGGTAACCTACGGTAATGGTAAGTTCGTCGCTGTAGCAACTGATAACTCAACCAAAGCGGCATATAGTACTGACGGTATTAATTGGACGCCGTCTAAGTTGCCTTCTACTGCGAATTGGATTTCCGTAGCCTACGGTAATGGCAGGTTCGTCGCTGTAGCAACTGGTAACTCAACCAAAGCGGCTTACAGTTACGACGGTATTAATTGGACGCCGTCTACGCTGCCTTCTACTGCGAATTGGTATTCGGTAACCTACGGTAACGGCAGGTTCGTCGCTGTAGTTATAGGCTCCAACAAGGCGGCGTATAGTACTGACGGTATTAATTGGACGCCGTCTACGATACCTACTGCGAATTGGATTTCCGTAGCCTACGGTAATGGCAGGTTCGTCGCTGTAGCTGATAACTCACCCGTAGCAGCGGCGTATAGTACTGACGGCATTACCTGGACGGAGTCTACGATTTCTTCTAGGTATTGGATGTCTGTAACCTACGGTAACGGCAGGTTCGTCGCCGTAGCCGGCACCTCCGATACAGCATATAGTACTGACGGTATTAATTGGACGGAGTCTACGATGTCTTCTGGGTATTGGAATTTTGTAACCTACGGTAACGGCAGATTTGTCGCTGTATCTTATGACTCAGGCAAAACGGCGTATATGTCCTTTGGAAAGGTTTTAAGAGAAGCGATTGATTACACAGCGGGAGAGAATATAGAAATCAAAGATAACGAAATTTCCAGCAATGTGTTGGGAGCGATTGTCGATCCTAGTACCGACGGATGGATGCCGGCGGAGATGCCTTCTTCTGCGAGTTGGACTTCGGTAACCTACGGTAATAATAGATTTGTCGCCGTAGCTTATAACTCCAACAAAGCAGCCTACAGCCACGATGGTACTAATTGGACGCCGTCTACGCTGCCTGCTGCGGTTTGGTTCTCTGTAACCTACGGTAATGGTAAGTTCGTCGCTGTAGCTGATAACTCAGATAAAGCAGCATATAGTACTGACGGCATTAATTGGACTCAGACTGAGATACCTACTGGGGCTTGGACTTCGGTAGCCTACGGAAACGGTAAATTCGTCGCCGTAGCAGGTAATAACTCCAATAAATCAGCTTACAGCTACGACGGTATTAATTGGACGCCGTCTACGCTGCCTTCTACTGCGAATTGGTATTCGGTAACCTACGGTAACGGCAGGTTCGTTGCCGTAGCTACGAACTCCATCACAGCGTATAGTACTAACGGCATTAATTGGACTGCGTCTGCGATGCTTCCTACTGCGGATTGGCGTTCTGTAACCTACGGTAACGGCAGATTTGTTGCTGTAGCCTATAACTCAACCGCGGCGGCGTATAGTATTGACGGCGTTACCTGGACATCGTCTACGCTGCCTTCTGGGTATTGGCGTTCTGTAACCTACGGTGATAATAGATTCGTCGCCGTAGCAGCTAATAACTCCAATAAAACGGTATATAGTACTGACGGCATTAATTGGACGTCGTCTGCTACGCTGCCTTTTTCTGCGAATTGGAATTCTGTAATCTACGGAAACGGCAGATTCGTTGCCGTAGCAACCAATAACTCAACTAAAGCGGCGTATATGTCCTTTGGAACGGTTTTAAGAGAAGCGATTAATTACACAGCGGGAGAGAATATAGAAATCAAAGATAACGAAATTTCCAGCAATGTGTTGGGAGCGATCGTCGATCCTGGTACCGGCAGATGGAAGCTGACTACGATACCTTTTGCGAATTGGCATTCTGTAACCTACGGTAACGGCAGGTTCGTCGCCGTAGCTGTCAGCTCAACCAAAGCGGCGTATAGTACTGACGGTATTAATTGGACTCAGACTACGATACCTGCTGCGAATTGGCAGTCGGTAACCTACGGGAACGGTAAGTTCGTCGCTGTAGGTTATAGCTCAACCGCAGCGGCGGCGTATAGTACTGACGGTATTAATTGGGTTCAGACTGAGATACCTACTGGGCCTTGGACTTCGGTAGCCTACGGAAACGGTAAGTTCGTCGTTGTAGCAAGTAGTAGCTCAACCGCAGCGGCGGCGTATAGTACTGACGGCATTAATTGGACGGAGTCTACGATACCTTCTGCGAATTGGCGTTCTGTAACCTACGGTAACGGTAAATTTGTCGCTGTAGCTTATCACTCAACCGTAACAGCTTACAGCTACGACGGTATTAATTGGACGGAGTCTACGCTGCCTTCTGCGAATTGGATTTCGGTAACCTATGGTAACGGCAGGTTCGTCGCTATAGCTGATAGCTCAATCACAGCGTATAGTACTAACGGCATTAATTGGACGGAGTCTGCTACGCTGCCTGCTGCAGTTTGGTATTCGGTAACCTACGGTGATAATAGATTCGTCGCTGTAGCTTATAACTCAACCGCGGCGGCGTATATGCCTTTTTTACGTACTTTTAGAGATCTTGTTAACTACGTGCTTAGTATTAAGTAGCTATGTGTTTGAAATATAAATATAATTTTGTATAATTATTATGTATTAAGGATTTATTAAATATGCCGAGAAAAATCGGGAATAGTAAGCTTACAATTCATTCCTCTCCTCAAATGTTGATAAATGAAGTTAATAGATTGAAGCAATTACTAAGGGCGCGTCTTAGAAGCATCGCTCCGATAGCCGGAGTATCGAAGGATCCGTTTTTGATGATATTCAGAAGAAACGCTAATACACAAGAAAGAGAATAGATGGAAGAAGTAAGGTTTATAGAGTATCTGCCACAGCACGCTTACGAGATGGATTGGAAAGACAAAGATGAGTTTTTGGGGATTGTAAAAGGTAATCCGCAGTTTTTTCATTTGATGTCTACGTTGGATGATACGTTAACTATGGTAAGAGGAGATAAGATACTTGCATTAATATCTGCATCGCCAACCGAAGCTTATAAAGCTGGTATAATATTTTTTATGTCTAATACGTATGTAGATGAGTTCGATAAAGAGATATTTACGGCAACTAAAGTTATGCTAGACAATATCTGTAAAAAATATAGCAAGAGAGTATCTTTGGAAGCGAAAGCTACCAACATAAAATTAATAAAATTCTTAGATAAATTAGGATTTAAGAAAGAGGGCGTTATGAGGAAAAAAGGACATAACGGAGAAGATTACATTTTGTTTTCGATCGTAGAAGGGGACTAAAATGTGTGGTTTTTTTGGAGAAGTAGGAAAAGTATTTAAACCTGTTGTTCGAATAGCTGCACCGATAGTAGGCGCTGGATTAGGAGGCCCTTTGGGAGCTGCTGCGGCGAGCGCGGCAGCTACCGCGGCTACCGGTGGCAATCGCGGTGATATATTTCGCAGCGGAGCATTGGGCGGCTTAGGAGCGGCGGCAGGCAGTGCTTTTGGCAGTCAGAATTATTTAGCTCGTTATTTGGGAGGTTCTGATGTGTTTCAAACGGCGACAACAGGAGTTGGGGCGTATTTAGGTAATAACGCGGCGGCCAGCATAAACGCTAATCTGAGGGCTATGAGACAGGCTAATGCAGAGTATACCGCGCCAAGCGCTCCCAGCTTTGAAGTCCTGAAAGCCGAGGGGGCGGCAAAAGCTCGGGAAGCGTTTGAAAGAGAAGGCATAAGGCATATACTTGCCGACAGTCTTCATAGGAGAATCCGCAGATCGAGCGAGATAGATATTTATAATTACACTAAATTTGCCGATTGGAAGTCGAGAGTAAAAAGCAGATCTCGCAAAGGATACAGAAGTGAATAAATCTCAAAAACAGTCTCAATCTCAAGAACAGCCTCAGCGTCAATCGATGAGCATAGTTGATATATTATTTCAGAACTTAGACGTTAGAGACATCATCAAGAAATGGAATCGAGTCAGAACGGCAAGGCAGCCCTGGGAACAGAAATGGCAGATGATTCAAGATATGGTTATGCCGAACTACAGGGATTTTCTCAGCAATGCGGGCAATGTTTCTCTTCATCCTCAAACTAACAAAATAAGGAATCATTCTTCGTCAGTATCCGGCAGGATCAATAAAGTAGTATCCCAGATGAATTCTCAGTTAACAGATCCGTCTATTAAATGGCTGGATTTGAAATTTATTGATCCGTGTTACCTAGCCAACGGCATGCCTATATCCATAAGCGGGTTTGATTCCGCAAAGAGGTGGTTATATTCATTAAAGGAATCGTTATACAATTTATTTTCAGATCCTAGCAGTAATTTTTATCCGTCTACCTACAGTTTTCATTTTGATTGGTTCACGATAGGCACAGCGTGCAGAGAGATAGTATTAAGAAAAGATACGGGCAAAATACACTTTAACGCTGTATCAATGCAGAACATATATGTTGAGCTATCGGGACACGGAGATATCAGCACAATTTACCGGAGGTTTCTGCTCAGTCCGAAGCAGGCATACGACTTATGGGGAGACCGCTTGCATCCTACTCAATTGCAATTAGTAGCGCAAAGCATTAACGATTCAGCAAGGCATAATCTGCATGAATATGTAGAGGTATCCCAGCCTAATCCGTTAAAAAACCAGATACCATCTCCGGATTATATGACCTGCGTAATAGATGTAATGAATAAGCATGTTGCAGATATCGGTCTTCACAAGCAATCTCCGTATATAGTATCGAGATTCGACGTAGCGCCAAACGAGATATACGGCAGATCGTACACGTGGTACGCGATGCCGACGATTATCACGTTAAGCAAATTAGATAAGAGAGCTATACAGATTGCGGATTACTCTGCTTCTCCTCCTATATTAGTGAAAGATACGGCGGCGCTCGCCATACAGTATTTAGCTCCGGATACCATGGTTCAGGGTCTGGACGCTAACGGCAGACCTACTATGATGCAAATGCCTATTACAGGAAACTTCCCGCTTTTAATGGAGTTCTATAGGCAGAAGCTGGACGAATTAGACGAAGCGTTGGTAGCTAGAGATATATTTTCTCAAGAAAGTCCGAACATGACGGCAACAGAGGTAAACGAGAGGAAGATTCAAGCGTCAAATAGATTACGTCCTATACTCGTGAGATTAGAGCACGAGGACTTAAATAATATGGTTCATCGTTCTCTATCTTTACTGTCTGAAATCGGCATGCTTCCGGCGTTTCCATACGCTCAAGTTGAGGAAGAACTGGGCGTGCAGGAGGGAATGCTACAGCAGCTGCTGCCGGATCCGTTAAGTCAATTAAGAATAGTGTTTTCAGGTCCTATGGCTAGAATGCAGAGAATGCAGGATGTGCAGAACAGCGAGTTACTGTTTCAGAAGACAATGCAGGCGGCGCAGGTAGATCCGTCAGTATTAGATAAAATTAATCTGGAAAACATTATATCTATGGACGCGGAGATATACGGAGTAGATCCGCAGGTGATTAATCCGCCGGAAGTTGTGCAGCAGATACGAGCGCAGCGCGCTGAGCAAGAGAGTCGTCAGGCGGAGGAGCAAGCTAAAACGGCAGATAGTCAGAGGCAGGCTATGTTGATAGATACTATGATAAAAGCCAGAAATGGCGGCATAGATATCGGAGTCGGCGCATGAATAAGCAGAAAACAGAAAAGATAAAGCTGGCGTTTGACAGAGTATTTAAGTCGAAGGACGGCGAAACAATTTTGTATACGTTAGGAAGTGCTTGCCTTTCTGAGGTAGGGGAATATGAACCCGACTCTTATAAAATGGCGTTTAAAGAAGGTCAGCGGAATATGTTATTCCGTATATTGAGAATTTCTGGTATTGATATACAAACGCTTTTAAAAAAATATGAAATTATGGAAAAAGAGGAGATTTTATGGACACAGTAAATAACGATCAAAATTACGATCAGGGTTACGACCATGGTTACGATCAGCCTGTAAATCAGGATTGGAGATCGAACATATCTCCGGAACTGCAGAACACAGCAAGTAGGTTTAATTCACCGGAGAGTTTGGTTAAAGCGTATAGAGACGCTCAAGGCTTGATCGGCAAAAAGGTCGGGGAGTATTCTCAGCAGGATTGGCAGTCATACGCGGCGATTCAAGAACAGATTAACAATATTCCTTCATCGTCAGACAGATATAACTTTGATCTATCTCCGCTGTCAGAAGACAGTGAAAACACTTTTTCTAACGAAGACATCGCGGCGTTGAAGGAAGTGTCTCATGCTTTGGGATTGAATAGCGATCAGGCTCAAGGGCTATACAATGTATTAAACGAGGTAAACAATCAGGCAGCAGCCTCTCAAGAAGAAGCGTCTATGGAATACGCGTCCTATAATCTAAGCGAGTTAGCGAGGGATTGGGGAGAAGCGTACGAGACTAAACTTCAGTCCATAAGCAACTGCGTTGAGAACATATTGCCTCAGATTACAGGTGTCAGCGCAGAACGTATAAAAGAAGAGATATCTCAAAGCGGAATGCAATACAGCTCATTGCTTATGAATATGTTTGCCGCGATAGGAGAGTTAGGCTCTGAAGGGCGTTCTTCAGGATACAATAATATAGCTCCTATGGACGCCAATATGAGGTTGGAACATTTAAAGTCCGATCCTAACTTCGCAAATATCATGGCCAATAGATGGGATCCCAGACATAATCAGGTGAAAGAAGAATACAGATCTTTGTTAGCAATTAAAAACGGTGAAATGTAGATGACAACAGAACCCATAAAAATGGACAAAACAAATTCTACATCTCAATGTGGTCAAGGAAAAATTCAAAATACATTGGTAGAATTAAACGAGCTCGGCTTAACAAGAGAGCAGGCATTAAGGCTTGATATATTCAAATATATTATGAATCATACAAAAAGTACGACTACTTCCTTTTCAATCACTAATGATATCATTAGGTGGCTGAAAGAGTAGTTAAAAAATACTTGTAACTATTTGTTATTTATGTTATATTTCTAATTAAGTTTTCATATAGAGAGAATTTATTGAGTTTTCTTTGTTGTTTGGCATAGTAATACTTAATGAACTCTATATGAAAGCCTATCGGTGTATTTTCGATAACACGTTTGTGTGAATGAGATAATACTATCAGAATAGTTGCCGAATATTTTTGGTAAGGGACAACCTGTTTATCAGCCCCCGCATGCTTCAACTGATGTACCTTTCGAAGATAGATAACGATCAAAAGATATGTGAGTATCACAAAATTTGATTAAGGTTTGTAATTTTGATGATTACAGGCTCTGTTGTCTGTTATTTGATTAGTATTAAATTTTCAATATCAGATCAGGTCTAAATCATCCAATTACATAAAATTGGAGAAAGAAATGATTGGAGAAGTAAGTAAGTCCTTTTTAGAGGAATTTGATTTTATGTTTCATCAGATGTTAGCCCAAAGAGGCTCGCAATTGATGAACGTAGTACAGCAGGAGCAGGTAGTAGGCGCGGTAAAGTATCTGCGTCAGGTGCAGGTGGGAGACGCGAGATTTGTAGAAGATCACGGGGCTCCTACACAATATACAAATATTAACTATGATCGCAGGAAGCTAGAGCCGAAGGCGTTTGAATGCCCTCTCATGCTGAACGTATACGATTCTGTTATGCAGGGCATGCCGGATCCAGGTCAGCTAGCGCAGGAAGCTGCTGATAGATGCGGTGTGTTAATCGATCAGATTGTTATCGGCGGAATAGGCGGCAAAGCGTCTACAGCGGCGAGCGGAGACGTTGTATTACCTAGCACTCAGGTTGTTAAATGGAACGAAAACACACTTTCGCAAAATAACGCTGGTGACACTGCGCCTGCAGACGGCACTGGGCAATCCACAGCTACTTGGAGAGGATTAAACGTATCTAAGGTATCGCAGGCTGTTCAGATGCTGAGAAGTAAGTTTAACAACGCGCCGATTATTTTGGTTGCTGATAACTACTCTATGTCTACGTTTAGAGCCGATCCTAGAGCTGCTAATCTGCAGTTCAACGTAAACGGACCTGCGCAATCGATAGGGCAGAACGGTCCTTTCGCCGGAGTGGATATGTTTGTTCCTTCTGAGCAGGTGGACAGCGGACTTTCTATAGCGGCAGGAAACGCTCCTGTTACATACGCGTATGTATATGCTTTAGATCAAATCAGACTCGGCAGTTCTATGCCGTTAACGCTGGACGTCGGAAAAAACGCAGAAAGAGGCTTGAACGACGTGTTTATCTACAGAGGTATGTACGACTGCGTGCGTATGCAGGAAGAAGCTGTCGTTCGCATCGAAATTAACAAGAGCTTAGCATAGGAGGAAAATAAATGCCTATTCAGAATTCAAATATATCTTTAGCGTTCGGTCAAAAAAAACGCACAAGAACACAAAACTACCGAGGATCGGTAATTGCGACCACGATAAACCTTACGGCGGCTCAAGGAGCTGTTAACGCAGACGGTATAGCGTTAATGCCTATACCTTATACAGCTTCTGTGAAGTCGATAAAGATCGGAGCCGGCGCAGCTCTGGGAAACGCCGACATAACGTTAGGTGTATGGGGAATTAACCGAGATTACTCTCCTAACATGGACGGAACATTTCCAGCCTCAGCATTTAAAGTATTTGACAGAACGGCTGACGAAGGCGGAGCAAGCGCCACTTTCGGCAATACAATATTGAGGCCGGCAGGGGCGATCGTGGGAGCGAACGCTAACGGCAATTGGGTCGAATTGTTATCACCGATTAAAACTTCGGATACCATAGCCAATATGCTGTGCTGGACTAACGCCGGCGGCTACACAGTTCCGCTTCAATCGTTTAGCGATTACAAGGAAGATCGCTACGGCATGCTGGGAATGCAGGTCGCTGCCGCCGCTCTCGGCCAGGCGGCGTATGTCGAAGTGACATACGTTGATGGATCACCGTCTACATCTCCAGTTATTGGAAAAACAGTTTAGCTGCGAGCACTAAATAATGAAGATATCGAACTCTGTAGAAGTATGTAATCTTGCCTTATTACGAATTAATCAGAGCCCGATATCTTCATTGACCGACGATTCATTACAGGCGAACAGATGCAATATGACTTACGAGCAGGCGAAAACTCGGCTGCTTGAAGAGTACAACTGGACGTTCGCTATACGCCGTGCGGAACTCGTTAAAGCTGTAGATAATTCCAGATTACCTAACGAAACAGACGCTCAATATAACTTAAGAAGAGATCCGCTTTTATTTGAGTACACTCGCAAGTTCGTTTTACCGGATAAATTTTTAAGGATTGTTGCTGTTTACGACGGCTCTAACAGAATTATACATGCTAATATGGGAACAAGACCTGCGTATGTGCGAGAAGGAATGTTCCTGCTTACCGATCTCTCGGCTTGCAAGATGTCTTACATTGCGGATGTAGATGTAGTATCTACCTTCTCCATGAAATTTATAGATTGCCTTGTATTGGATTTAGCTATAAGACTTACGAAGTTTTTCAACGACAGCTCCGCGTATTTACAACAGCTGCAGGCGGAATTCGAGGCTCAAATAGCCAGCGCAAAAATATCCGATTGTCAGCAGACGATGATGTATTCCTTGAGGTCTAATCCGTTATTAATGGATTCATGGAGTTTTTAAATGGCTCGTATGCGATATAGCCACAATACGTTCAATACCGGAATAATAAGCAAGAAGGTACAGGGCAACACCAGCTTCGAGGGATATAACAACGCTCTTGATGAATGCGTTAATTTTCAAGTACAGCATACAGGCGGGTTATTTAAACGCGGTGGAAGTTATTTTATCGCGGAGACGAGGAACAGCAACGCTGCGAAACTAGTTTCTTTTGCATATTCCGCTGATCAATCATATATATGCGAGTTTGGAGAACTGCCTGTAGCGGAGCAGACACCCACTGATTTTGGATATATCAGGTTCTACACTAAATACGGGGCTATCAAGAGGTATAACTCAGACGATATATTGGAACTTCGTACGCCGTTTACGCTGACTATTGTAAACAGTATGAAGCATTACCAACAAGGTAATACAATGTATTTCGTTACGTCGAAAGGTACATATTATCTTGAGAGAAATTCTGCTGCCGGCGTGGCAGGAGAAGAGACCTTCAGTTTTTTCCCGACTCCAATTGAATATACATTGCAGCCTCTTACTTTTATAAACAACGATCCAATCGCTTTAAAGCCGAGCGCAGTCGGAACAGGCGGCGCTGCCATAACCATAACCGCTATAAATCCCGTCGATCCCGCTTCTAAGCCGGACGCTAAATACGCTCCGCTCTTTTTTAATTCGGATATCAACAATTATTTAGTACTTACTTATATTGGTAACACGCCAGATGATTTTATTCACTATTATCTAAAGATAACTAGTGTTACAGACGATACCGGCGGATTTAAACAATTGGCATGTACCATAGATGCAAAATGGAGTCCGATAAACGATCAAGGAGCCAGTGTGCTCCCAAATATTGATCCCGTTACTAACTGGAGAATATCCGCGTTTTCTGCAAACAGGGGATTCCCTTCCGCTGTCGCGATATATGAAGGCAGGCAGTTTCTAGCTAATAACAAACCTTCTTATCCGTTAGGCGTCTGGGGATCGTCTACTTTCTTCGATGATTTTTTCAATTTTTTAGTTGGAAGTAATGCTGGAGACGCAGTACAGGTAAAGGCAAGTACTGATTCTGCCGATGAAATATTATGGATGACGGCACAATCTAAATTATTCATTGGAACAAGAGGTGGGATATATATAGCTGGATCCGCTACCTATAACGATGAAGCCATTACTCCTGAAAATTTTAGAATGCGATTGTTTGAGTCTACAGGAGCGTCTAACCTGCAGCCTCTTACGGTTATGGACGCCGTTTTCTTTGTCGATACTGCCGGTAAAAACGTTCACGAAATAGTTCTTGCCGAAACAGGAGCGTTTCAAGCTCACGACCTATCTCTATTGGCTAACGACCTGACTCAATCGGGAATTATAGATCATACATGGCAGCAGACTCCAGTAAAAACATATTGGTGTGCTACTAACGAAGGCCATTTGTGCGCTCTTACTTACTTGAAGAATAACAATATTATCGCATGGACTAAGCATATAATCGCAGGAAAAAGCGCCAGAATATTAAGCCTTGCCGCTATACATGAAGATCGTAACGATATCGTTTGGATGGTTGTGCAGAGAGATATCAACGGTACTATTAAAAGATTTATAGAGTATATTCATCCGATGTACGATCCTTTGGGGCAGGAAGAATTTAAGCAGTTTTACGTAGACAGCGGTATTATTAAAGAGCAGAAGCATACTATACAAAACATAACAAAATCTGAAAACACTCGTATAATATGCGATATGACCCCCATAAGAAAAACATCTGGATATAAACACGAATATCTGCTCTGCTTCCATATAAATTTACCTGGTGGAGCAGACAGTTTATTAGGAAGAGTCGATATCTTCTCAGCCAGGAATATTACTAATGACGGCGCTGATATACATCACGATACACGTTTTATTAACGCGGATATCACTTCTAAAAAAATAGATCCACTTGATTATGACGGATACGTGTTCGATGTAAATAATAATATCGGTATGTATTATATGGTCTCTAATATAACTTCCTTTATAGATTCGCAAACTCATTTTCGTAGAGAAACTTTCATAGGATGCGATAATTCTGAATTAACAAACAATGACACAATATTGATACAAAACAGCGGAATTCAATTAGCAGGCGGAGGATATGTGGATTACACATATGATCGGCAGATCTTCAGGGTTGAAAAAACAGCGGGCGGGCTTTATTTAAAAAACCTAGATAGTAGCCACGTAGCAACTCTTCCAGGAACTTTAAATCCAAGAGCGGAACTATTTAAAAGAGTTAATCAAGTCACCGCCTGCAATCTTGGCACAAACACCCTTATCGAATTAAAAAAAGCTATACCCGACAACCTCTTATCAAAAATAATCGGCAACTTAAATTCCTTGGCTTATAACGGTAATAACATTGTTGCCGTCAGCAGCGCGGGAGTCGCATATATAGGCTCTGACAACGGCACAAATTGGATCCAATCTACAACAACAGGCATGGGTAACCTCACCGCTATAGCGTACGGCAACGGGTATTTCGTCGCCGTAAATAATAATCCAACAGGAAGAGCTTGGCGCAGCAATGATAACGGTCAAACTTGGACCCAATCTGCAACAGCTAGCTTGGGCATACTCACCGCTATAGCGTACGGCGGCGGATATTTTGTCGCCGTTGACAGTAGAGGAGTTGCTACATATAGCAATAATAACGGTCAAAATTGGATCCAATCTACAACAACAGGCATGGGTACTCTCACCGGAATTGCTTTCGGTGTATCATATTTTATGGCGGTCAGCAGTGAAGGCCGCGTGTGGATGAGCAATAATAACGGTCAGACTTGGACTGTTTCCACAACAACAGGCATGGGTAACCTCACCGCTATAGCGTACGGCGGAAGCTTTTTTGTTGCCGTCAACAGCATAGGAGAAGCATGGCGCTGCCCTTACAGCTCTGATAGTTGGACGCGGTCTCCTACAGCGATAAATATGGGTAATCTATCAGCTATAGCTTTTATAAGCGGCAGTACCTTCATCGCTGTTAATAGAGATGGAAAAGTATGGAAAACAACAGATGCAGGTCAGACTTGGACTCATTTATTTACAACAACCGGAATAGGTAATTTATCAGCGGTAACACGCGGACGAGATGTTTTTGTAACAACCGGAAAAAACGGAGCAGTATGGCAGGGATATGAAGACGGATCCGGACTTAAAAAAATAATGCAAATCAACGACGTGTATATCAATAAAGTAGTCGGAATGACAGAAATTAACCAATTAAGATATCTCATCAGATGGATATCTAACGATAGAAAACAATTGATTTTATACGACTATAAAAAATCCCCCGCTATCCCTCAAAATAATCTCGCGGTAATCGATAGCTCGGAATACTCTCTATACGACACTCTCGTAGAAAATAACGGCAACTGCTATCTATATTTCGATACAGTAGAGGGACTGGATCATTTAAACGGCCTTAAAGTATCTGTCTGCGCAGATGGAAACAACGCTCAGCCGAAAACAGTCGCACCTCTCGGTAATAATAAATTTGGATTCAAATTAGATAATCCAGCTATGTATTGCTGTGCTGGATTAGAAGAAAAAGCTTACTTTAAAACTGTGCCATTCTCCGGTGGAAGCGTCTTGGGAAGCTCAGATGGAGTCGTCGGTAATCAAAAAGATATAGCGGTTTATTTCTATCACTCTCTCGGAGGAAGATACGGCGCGGAAACCAGAGAAACATACGCTGTGCCTAATCAAAAAAAGAAAGCCTCTCTCTTCGACGCTCCGCAAAACCTCTTCACTGGACTCATAAAAATCCCTATGCCTAACGCTCAAGATATTTACAGCAGAACAATATATTTCGAACATTCAGAGCCGCTCTCATGTAACATATTATCTATTGCCCATGATATACAGGTGACAGATGCTTAATAATTATAAAACGGCGAAGAATAATGAGGTATAATATAGAAGACGCGTACTTTGATAGAGCTTTTGATGAACTAATAACAATCGAGGGCGGATATGTAAATGATCCGGACGATCTCGGCGGTGAAACCAAATACGGAATATCTAAACAAAACTACCCGAATTTAGATATAAAAAATCTAACGCTGGATCAAGCAAAAGAAATCTATTACAACGACTTCTGGACGAAAAATAAATGTAATGTCGTCTGTCATTACGGCCTGGCGGAAAAATTGTTCAGTATTTCGGTAAATATGGGATGTCAGCAGGCGGGAATATTAATACAAAGAGCGCTGAAAACCCTCGGAAAAAATTTGAAAGAAGACGGAGTTGTCGGATTGCTTACAATAAACGCTATTCTAAAAGCAGATCACGCTATGCTTCTATCTGCTCTAAAATCAGAGGCCGCTGGGTATTATAGATTGCTGGCAAATGCCAATCCTTCTCAAAATAAATTCCTAAATGGGTGGTTAAATAGAGCTTATGCGTAAAGAATACATCATCGAAAATATAGTGCTGTTAACAAAAAAAAGGGAGAAAAATAAAATGATCATAATCGGAATAATAGCCGCGCTCGCTATTGCCGTCGTCGCTCTAAAAGCTATGGGAGTATGGTAAAATGCAAATGACCAATATAATAGATATAATAACAAGTGATAAGTTCAAGGGAATTGTGGCGTTAATTGCCGCCGTTGTAATGTACTTCACTCCCGATCATATAGATAAAATTATCGAAACTCTATTGGTTGCTTTCGGGATATCAGTCCTTATCATACAAAAAAAATAAGTTACACGGCCGTAAATTAAATGATCTTAAATAACATATTCAGCAATATCCATTACTTAAAAAACGCCAAGGGAGAAGACGCTATAGCTAACGAAACCGCTATAAACCTCCGTAACCTGTCCCTGGACGGGAAACTTAACTGCATCTGGTTCCATGTGCCAAATGAATACGTCGTCAAAAATAACTTGGATAGAGCCAGAATCAGAAAACGTCAGTGCATCGGAATGATCTCCGGTGCGCCTGACTTCGTCTTCATAAACAATTGCGGAGCGTTGTTGGTAGAGCTAAAAACTGAAAAAGGAGTTCTTTCTGATAACCAGAAGCTATTCAAATCATGGGCAGACTCTAACTCCACTCCTTACATCGTAGCAAAATCTTGGAACGACGTCAAAAACTTGCTGCTAAAATATAAATTTGTTGTGTAATAAAAGGAGAAAAATAATATGCCAAATGGAAATGGAAAAAAAACTGGCTCTTCATCGTCAGGGAAACGCCTTATCACTGATCATTTTAAGCGGATATCTGATTTTGTTCAAGGAAGATCTGAATCTCCTGAAGATGAGATGCCGAAAACAAAAAAACAACATATTGATGATAGAACTGTATCTCCGCCGCCAGCGTTTTCATCACCAGTGCCTCCGCCGCAAGTTGTAACATCGCCATATTTTTCACCACCAGCACCTCAACCACCGCGTGTCACAAATAAGCCTCCGCATGGATTAACAATGGACGGTATTACACCGCCTCCCCATCTAGGTACAGGACACGCAAGTAAGATCGGTTTTAAAATTATGGAAATATTTCAAGATCACAATAAAGAACATAGAAATAAACAATATCTATATAGTCACGTACATCCTGGAATCCTTGATTCTGGAGGACTACGCGCCGTTGAAGGATTGCCTAGACCACACTCGGAAATAAATGCATTACGTGCAATAACAGGGACAGCCCATTCAAGTCCTCCAGATGTACAGCCTGGATCTCACATAGGAGCAGTGCTAAATGAAGTAATCGCTGGTCAACAAAAACGAAAAGCGCAAGGTCAAGCCCCAGGGCAATTGCGAGTAAAGTTTTATATCCAAAACAGCGCCACCCCTCCATGCACCACGCCATATGGAAAACAAAGGTGGGCAGGAGGCCCAATAGAAGAGATACCTGGAATTCCATGCGATACCTACTTGCAAACGTTTGTGGATAAACTAAAGGGATTCAAGGGATCAAAACTAGACGCCAGAATGAAAGTACATAATCCTAGCGTATCTACAACAACACCTGGGAAGAACACCAAAGAAAAAACAAAAAAATACGGATACAAAAAATAGTTGAAAGCAAGACACACAAAAAACAGCCATGGAACACTAAACAAGCCTGAATAGCAGAACAATGCTGATGATATGAATTACCTTAGCCAGCCCAATACCGGCTCATATACCCTTTCCACATCAATCCAAGGAATCTCTTCCGTCATCCCATCGTACACATAACAATAATGGCTCCACCAAAAATATCTTAAAAATTGATTATATATAAAGCCCACTTCAGTGAGGTTTGAATCCAATAAATCTCTCTTGGATATAAAACACTTACTGGCCGCATCATATACTCCGCGCAAATCTACAGATACGCTTTCTGGAATTTTATCGCCATATGTTTTTTTTAATGTACTAATCCCTTCACTAAATCTTCCTTCAGAAGCAAGCCTAGCACACTGAACTAACTCAGTAGGCATGATTTCCGCAAAATTAGGAGGTACATCGCCATTCATATCTTCTAGAGTCATAGCTCCAACCATGCTAAACAACAAAAATAACAACAAACTTAATCTTAACATCATCTGCCATCCATATTTTACACAACACCATGATAACAGCAACTGTTGGTTGCATTCAAGCGCTATTTTCTATAAAAATAAAAGCTGAAGCTCACCAACAGTCTGCTAGAATAACTTTCTGTTATACTTTCTAAATTTAACTTCCTCTAAATTATAACCAACAGCCACGTAAAAATGCGTGGCTACTTCTTATGCCCCTCTACATAAAACTCTATATCATTTTGCTTCCAGAGATCTCTTTTTTTCTTGTGAAAATTCGCTATGACTTGTGCAACCTTTTTGAGCTTTTAATTTCTGAAGTTCTGTTAATCTATTGTGCGCACTTTCCAATGCTGAATCTTTTTCCATTACATTTCCGATTCCAAAGTCACCTAAAAATGATAAAACACTTCTGCCGCTAAATTCGCTCTCTTTTTCAACATGATTGATAAAACCGGTAACCTTTGATATCTCAATATCTATTTCTCTACAAGTTAACTCTTTTTTTTCAAGCGCAGTTAAAAAAGATTGTCTACCATAATTTTTGGTAGAACATCCGGTTACAAAACATATAATTATAATGATAAATCTCATAACACTTCTCCAATGTTGACGTATTCAGGCCAACACAACTTATAGTTTCATGTCAAGCGTTATTTTAAAGATAAACTATTGATGTAGTCATCTATAACTGATTTTTTCCATAATAGTCTTCTACCTGCTTTAAAAGGTTTTGGAAAAGATTCTTTGTTTTTTACCCATTCAGTTAATGTTCGTTTAGTAATAAATAGCTTCTTTATTATTTCATCACTATTGTATAAATCTTTTTCATCCATCTATTAAGTCTCATATACGAATAAAAAATAATATAACAGAAATAAAAAGAAAAAAAAAGATAAAAAAGGTATTGACAGGAAACTAATAGAGGAGATAAGATGATATTATAAGAAATAGACAGCAATAAAAGGAGTCCCACAATGAACTACGCAGAAGTGAACAGAGAGTTAAGAGGAGTATTCAGCGCGTTAGATGACGTTAGAGCGTACGATGAACTAATGAAAAAATCCTATACAGAGGTAGTAGATAGATTATGTGTTATACGCATGGCGTTAAACAAAGAGAAATTAAATGCAAGAGATAATTGAGATGATTGTATTTACTTTTTGCGGAATATATATAGTATTTAACACTGATTTTTAAGGAAAAATACGACAAAAAAAGGGAGATATGATAAAATGGGAATATATTTAGAAAAATTAATAACGCAGATGGATAGAGAATATGTGCTGAAGACGTTAGAGCAGGCAGATACGAAGTTTAGTAATGACATATTTTCGTGGATAGAGGATTTTTATAGGGAGACAGAAGATGAAGCAGAGCAATTCTGGAGAAAAAGGAGCGAGAGAAAATGATGATTGATATAGACGCGTACAGGAGTGTACTTAGAGATATGGAAGTCAGTGTACAGGCATATCATGACAGTAATTGTATAGCTATGACACGAAGCCGTAATTGGAGTGTATATGAGCTATCGTGTATGAAGGAAAAGCTGGAGATACTGCAGTCGCAGATGAACGAGACGGCTGATGTGTTAGACAGTCTGCTTGATACCGTTAATTCAGCGTATGACGAGAGGAAAGACGAGGAGAGATCTGATTACCAAGAACACTTTTATCAGGGGAATTATGTATAAGGATAACGCTATTGGGAGGGATAAAATGAATATATACGAGAAACTTAGTGAAGCGAGGATACGCCTACAGGGAATGAATCTCAAGAAAAGCGGCAGGAACAAGTTTGCAGGATTCAGCTACTACGAGCTGGCGGATTTCATACCATCTGTGAATCAAATCTTTGGTGAGTTGAAGCTATACAGCATGTTTAGCGTTAAGGACGGAGAGGCTGTGCTTTCAATAGTCAACTCGGAGAGTCCAGAAGAGCATGTGATATTCACAAGTCCTACTGCTGCGGTCGATCTCAAAGGGTGTACAGCTATACAAGGTATTGGAGCTATACATACTTATATGAAGCGGTACTTATACATGAACGCTCTTGAAATCGTAGAACACGATGCTTTAGATGCTCAGGTAGGAGCATCCAATTCTAAAGGACTAACCTATAACATAGACGGTATACAAAACGTCGCGCAGTTGAACAGCACGTATAAGTTCCTCATAGAGAATTCCAGCTCCAAAGGAGACAACTCATGGAAAAAGCGTCTAATGGATAAATGCGAATCATTAAACGCCGTCTTCAACAAGGAATACAATAGATTCGAGAAAGTCTCTGCAACTGCGTGAATCGTTATGGGGGTAAGCTCTAATCCAAGAGTACCCCCCGTCTTATGGTGATGACCTGCTATAAACCATAAGATCCGAGTCTTAGCATATAAAATGCTTACCCAAATGCAGGTTAATAGAATCTTAACAAATGCGATCTCCTATTGCAACCATAAGTGGCGATATGTAAAACTTATAGTTGCGTATGGGAACAGTCTCATACGCCAGGCATAGTGACACCTATTGATGATAGAGCTTTTAGGCTCATAAAATATCTTGTGTGCTATGTCGGCGTTTTTATTTGGCTCGGTAGGTAGTATAAGCCTTGGGCTTAATTATAATCAGGAGTTTTTTCTATGACAAACGAAATTTTGTATTTCATCGGGATAGACGTTTCTAAGGATAAGGTGGATATCTTTTCTACAGAAACGTCTTCTCACTTCACGGTGAAAAACACGAAAAAAGCCATTAGACATGCTTTGTTTAGGGGCTTTGATCGTGAAAAATCTCTCGTGATTTTGGAAAACACAGGTGGATATGAACGCATTTGTATAGAAACTCTCACTGCAATAGGATTTAAAATCCATAGGGCAAATAATAACAAAGTTAAGAACTTCATCAGATATTCTGGCGTTAAAGCTAAGACGGATAAATGCGATGCGATGTCATTAGCAGATTACGGCAGGTGTACGTATCTTGATCCCAAAAAAAGAGATTCTCTTACCGTATATACAGCGCCGGAGAAAACACAGGAAGCTATAAGGCAAACCGCGCTCTACATACGTAAGCTTAAAGATATGAGGGCAGCTATGAAGAACAGGCTAAAAAGTCCAGGTTGTGATGAAATGCGAGATTCTTCTAAAAGAATGATAGATTCTATTAATCAAGAAATTGAAAAGCTAAAAACAGTTTTAGAAAATCTCATAAAGCAGGACAAAGCCACTCATGATAAATATAATCTCCTAATGGAATACAAGGGAATTAAAACAGTTTCAGCTACAGAGCTAATTGCTTTTCTTCCAGAGCTTGGCAAGATTGAAAGTAAAAAGCTGGTTTCGTTATGCGGACTTGCTCCTCATCCCAACGATAGCGGTCAGTATCACGGACGCAGAACCACCAAAGGAAAAAAGGGAGAAGGTAAGCGAGGAAGACCTGACGTAAAGAGAATGTTGTTTTTTCCTGCTATGACCGCTGCGAGATTTAACAACAACATATCTCCGTATTACAAAAAGAAGCTCGACGAAGGTAAAGCTAAAATGTCTATTGAAATCGCTTGTATGAGAAAAATGCTTACTCAGTTAAACGCAATCGCTAAAAGGGGGACTGTTTTGTTCTAAAATACTATTGACTTAATTATATTTAACTAGGTAGTTAAACGCAATCGCTAAAAGGGGGACTGTTTTGTTCTAAAATACTATTGACTTAATTATATTTAACTAGGTAGATTATAAGTTGGAATTACGCTTAATTTATATTCCGAACTTACAATCTACTGTTAGTTGAAATGAATGTTTTTCCGAAACTACATATAAATACATCTATATGATCGCAAGGTACATCTTATAGGTAAGTATGTCAACAGTGGTTTTTATAAGTTGGAATAGATTTTGTGAAAGATTCCGTTTTTTTACAGACGGAGACCGACTTATGGAGCTGAAGAAATTTTCATACAGAACAGAATCGTTATTAAACATAATAACAAATAAATTAATCAAA